ACGGTTGTGCAGGCTGACGGCCTGCAGGGTTCGATTCTTAGTCCCGTCAGCCACCAGATCCTGGCTGGCCTGCGTCGTGATGAACCGACCGCCCGTCGGCTCGAACCACGTGCTGCCGTCCAGGCACCACTCGACGGCGAGCTCCACCTCACCCTCGAGCCAAGCGTCCTGAGGCGACCCAGGTGCAGCCGGAGCGTACTGGGCGCTGAGCGTCGGCAGCTCGTTGAGCGGCACGGTCTGCGTACACGACTCCAGACGCGGCAGCACACCGAGCCGGTCGCCACCGACCTCGTAGGCTGCGAGGCGGATGGCCAGGTCACTCATGCGTAGGCCCGTCCGGCCTGCACGGTCACATCACCGCCCACGGCCGTGCACGCATACTGGCCCCATTGATTCGGCCACAGAGCGAAACCTGCATCGTGCTGCGAGAGCTGACGGGATGGCATGCGCCATTCACCGCTGCGCTCGAAGCTCTTAGCCTTCAGCAGCGACGCCACGTAGTCGCCCGGCTCGACGAGAATCATCTCACCGGCCTTCAGATTGCCCGACCATGAGAACCACGTGCCGGACACGTTGTCCGTCACCTTCACGGACTTACCCGCCTCGGGGACGACGAGGAACCGTGCGTCCACGATGGGGGCGGACCCGCCGGAGATCTGCGACAGGTCAGCAGCCTTCATCTCTTTCGGCCCCGGATCCTTCCAGTAGCCGTCCACATTCTCGAAGACGACAGTGACTTCGATGATGTTGTTACCGTCGCCGTAGCTGATCTTCGGCGTCGAGATGGACTTCAGACGGACACGGCACTGACGGCCCCACGACCACGAGGGGGCACGGTGCTGCAGCGTCATGAGCCCCGGCCGGTGCAAGCGGGACATGAGCAGCTGCCAGTTAATGTCAAGGAACTGGCGGCCGCCCTTGCCGATCACACCGTCACGGGCATCCGTCACCATCATCTTCAGAGTGATCTGCGAGGTGCCGTAGCCATGCACGGGCAGAGGCAGGACGCCCCAACGGCCCGGTACGGTCACCGAAGGGAGTGACGGCGCCCCGAGCTCAGGGATGGAAGTGCCCTCCATGACGAACCACCGTTGATTCTCCTCGGTGAGGTCGAACCCGTCCAGCACGTACTCGCTGTTGAACGCCGCCACGATGCCCCTCCTCTCCAGTCTGTTGTTCTGTGGCTATTCTACAGTGTGGCAGCCAGCCGTATCCCGCTCGCCACCTCGTCTCGTTCCGCACTCTCCGGCTTGGCGACCGGGTAGTTATTCACGATGTTCACTTGCTTCCACTCAGGAGCGTCCCAGCCGTCGGTGTTCCACTTAGGCTCAAGGGACGCCGTAGTCTTCGTCAGGCTCTTCTGCATCGGAGCCGTATCCACCGTGAGGTGTTTCGTCAGCCCCTGCAGACTGTCATGCACGGCACCGTACTGGGACTCCAGACCATCGATGAAACCTTGAATGACCAGGATACCGGCTTTCTTCAGGATCACCTTGTCCGTCTCCTCCGGGCCCTTCCACGAGGGGAGGTACTTCGTCAGAGAGCCAAGCGCCGATCCAACCGACCCGAACATTGACTTGATACCGTTAATGAACCCCTGGATGAGTTGCTTACCCGCGTTGATCAGAGTCGAGCCAATGTTCCCAAGAGCCGACGCGCACTTACCAGGCAGGCTGCGGACTGTGTTCGCCACACTGCTCATGGCGTTGGACACGGCGGACTTGATGCCGTTCCACGCCGAAGACGTCAGCGACTTGACAGCATTCCATGCCGAGGAGATACCGGACCGCACACCGTTCGCAGCGCTGGAGCACAGGGACTTGATCCCGTTCCAGATCCCCGAGAGGAGGGACTTGATCCCGTTCCAGACCGACGAGGTGATGGACTTGATCCCATTCCACGCCGCGGAAATGACAGCTTTCAGGCCATCCCACGTGGCCTGGGCCATCGCCTTGATGCCATTCCAGATACCCGACAGCAGGGACTTGATGCCGTTCCACGTCGCCGAGGCCCCGGACTTGATCAGATTCCACGCCGTCGAGATGACAGTCTGCAGGCCGGTCAGCGTGTTGGAAATACCGTCCTTGATAGCATTCCACGCATTGATGCACCCGTTCCTCATCGTGTCATTGACCGACGAGACGGTGTTCTTCATCGTCTGCCAGGCGCCACTGAAATCACCGGTCAGCAACTGAGCCAGAGCCGTCAACAGACCGCTGATGATCTGCAGAGTGGCCACGAGGACCGTGCCGAGGATACTGATGATCGGCTGCAGCACCGGCATGAGCGCCTGAATCGCGGTCAGGATCGCCATGATCAGCGGCGTCAGAATCTGCAGAGCCGCCACGAGGATCTGGCCGAGGATCGGCGCCAGCTGCTGGATCACGGGCAGCAGCGCTGACATGAGCTGCATGACCACCTGAGCCAGCAGCGGCATGATCTGCTGCATGCTGATCATGATCTGCTGAATCACCGGCATGAGCGCCTGCAGAATCGGCTGAATCAACTGCAGACCCATCAGCAGGATCTGGCTGATAATAGGCGCCAGCTGTTGGATCAGCTGGGTGATCGGAGGCAGCAGAGTAGTCGCGAACTGCAACAGGATCGGCAGGATCGCCTGAATCACCGGCATGATCGCCGAAATCAACGAGGAGCCGATCTGCGCCAGGAACGGCAGCATCGTCTGAATCATCGGGGTGATCTGCTGAATGATCGGCGACAGACCCGTCACCAGCTGAGTCACCAACGGCGCGATAGCCTCGAGGAGAGAACCCGCCAGAGTCGCGATCGACCCGAACGCCGTCGCCAACGGATCCATAGCCGGCGACAGCGCCGTCACCGCATTCGACAGCGACGTGAAGAAGTTCAGCAGCCCGCCCTGGAAGGCCGGGTTCTGGAACACCGTCGCAATACCCTGCAGAGCCGTCGAGCCGATCTGACCCAGCAGCGGCAGCACCGCACTGATCGTCGGAGTCATCGAAAGGAACGCATTCCCGATCGATCCCAGACCTTCAGCCAGATACGAGGCGCCCTGAGCGGCAGCCTGGAAAATCGACGACAGGGCGCCCTGCCAAACCGGACCGTTCACGGCCTCGTTAACCTTCTGGAAGCCGGCCGCGATCACATCGAGGGTGTTGCCGCCTGACGCCATAGCCTTCAGCAGGCCGCCCACGATGCCGGCCGCGTTCACCGCGATGGAGCCGAACAGGGTCAGCGCCTGGCCCGCGAGAGCGATAGCGTCGGCTAGGGCGCCCGTGTCCGCTTTCGCATTCACCCAATCGGCGAATCGCTGGCTGACGTTGGAAACCTGCTGCGCCATGCCAGGCAGGAACTGAGCGCCAACCTCGACGAGGCGCAGGAACGCGTCACCCAGGGCAGACACGCCAGGGGACGCGGCCCTCACAGACTGGCCGACATAGCCCATCGCCTCAGCCAGAGCCGGCATGTGCTTCGAGGCCGTATCCGCCAGCTCCGACGTCAACGTACCCCACGCCGATGAGACGTCCTTCAGGGCGGGCGTCAGGTTGGAGAGCGCAGCATCCGACAGACTACGAACAGAGGCAGCAGCCTGTTCCCAGAACGCCCCCTGCAGCTCGGTGCCCAGGTCCTCCCACTGAGTGGCAACGCCTTCGAGAGCGTCCCCCGCACCCTTCATCGCCAGCACAAGAACGCCGACGCCCGAGGCGGCAGCAGCGAACAAGCCCGGGAGAGCAAGGGCCGCCGGGGCCACGGACTTCAACGCCACGGCCATCGAGGCGACGTGCGCCGAAGCCCCGAGGACAGCGGTGCCCAGGCTTCCCCAGAGAGCAGACTGACCGCCAAGCTTCGCAGAGAGCACGTCGAAGTTCTGCACCATATCGTGCAGACCGTTCTTAATCTTCGAGAAGACATTGATGCCAGACAGACCACCTAGCTCAGCTTTCAGCAGACGCATCGCTGCGATGGCTTTGCTTGTGTCTAGATCAGCCTTGATCTCAACCTTGCGGGGCCTGGTGAACACAGCCATTTGCGCCTGAGCCTTGCCCTTGTCAAGGTCGACATTGGCCGTGATCTTGGCATCGATGTCCTCGATGTCATCCTTCAGCTTGCGCTTCTGCCGCTCGGACAGAGTCGCCGAGACATCGATCTTGTCCGCAGCCTCATGCAACCGAGCACGAATCCGGGCGACAGAGCCCTCATCCATGTGGCCCTTGACATCGATGTCAGACGAGATACTGTTGATCTCATCCTTCATCCGCACCAGATCATTGCGCTGCAGATGCGCCGAAACCCGGATATCAGAGTCCAAGTCCTTGATCCGCTGCCGCACCTCGGCCAAGTCGGACGGCGACACCTCGACGGCCGCGTCGATCTGAGCGTTAATATCCTCGATCTTCTGCAGGGCAGCCCTACGAGACGTCTCGCTGAGGTCGACGTTGGCCTCGATGGTGGCCTTCATCTCGTCGAGCTTGCGCCCGATGTTCGCGACGGAGTACTCGTCGAGGTGGGCCTTCGCCGGGATCGTATACTCCTCGTGAGCCAGACGCTCACGCATACGGTCCAGACCAGACCGGTCCACGTCGAGAGTGGCTCGGATCTCAGTCTTCAGGCCGGCGATCTGGGCCCGCACCTTGTCAACCGACGCACGATCAAGCTCAAGCTCGGCCTGAAACTTGATATCGACGTCGTCCAGCGAGGACTGGATCGCCTTCAGGTCCCGCTGCAGGTCCCTGCGGAAACCGCTCAGGTCCGGAACGATCCGTATACCGAGCTTACCGAGTTCGCCTCTACCCGCCACGGGCCACCACCATTCCGGTCAGTTGATAGATGCCATAAAGGCCGCGATGGCCTTGCTGTCTCTACCGCTTATTCTACGCGTACGCTCCTTAGCACCGGGCCGCGGGAACCGCTCCTTGTCCGACAGGTGCGCCTTGCGCTGAGCCGTGGCCTTCAACAGCAGCCCGACGCCGTCGATCACGTCAGCCAGACGCTGCACCTCCACCGAGTACCCGAACCACTCGGGGCCCCCGAGCTCCTCGGCACGGAACATCGAGCGCGACTCCAGAGGCAGGCGGCGAACAAGAGCTTCGATCTGAGAAGCCGGAAGCCTCGAATGGAGCGGATCGATGCCGTAGAGCGCGATCAGATCCGTCCGGGCCTCCGGCCGCTCAACGAAGAGATCTCTCAGCGCTCGCCGCCGACCGCTTCCCCCAGGTACGCAGCCACCAGCTCAACCATGCCGGCCAGGCCATGCTCACGGGTGAACGCCTTCCAAGCCGCCTCATCCGTCAACAGATTCTTCTCGATGTACTGCACGGCGGGCAGGAAGGAGGAGATGTTCTGCTCCGTAGCAAGGTCATCATCCACGAGGGAGATAAGCTCCAGCAGCTGCGAAGGCATGAGGTCGCCGGGATCCACGAGGAGTTCGTGGCCGGGGCGGTCCTGCCACTCGNGGCCGCCTCATCCGTCAGCAGATTCTTCTCAATGTACTGCACCGCGGGCAGGAAGGAGGAGATGTTCTGCTCCGTAGCAAGGTCATCATCCACGAGAGAGATGAGCTCCAGGAGCTGCGAAGGCATGAGATCACCGGGGTCAACGAGGAGCTCGTGTCCGGGACGGTCCTGCCACTCGACGTCGTCGAGCTCCGGTGCGGGAGTGTTTTTAGCCATATCCTGGCTCCTTCTCGTAGCTGTCGGTGGTTGTTATCCCGGGGACGCGCCCAGCCACCAAAGCGCGCCCCCGGGAGTCTGTGGCTACCGGCTGTCAGTCGGTAGTCTTGTAGTTGAAGCCATCCGACGGGCCGATGTTGTTCGTCACGATGACGTTACCGGTCTCAATGTTGGACGGCAGGGTCGCCTTGATGTGCGAGTCGTCGACGAAGCTGTAGACGACCTTCACGGCCTTGCCACCGGCGGTGAACGTAACGGACTTGACGCCCTTGAAGTTCGTACCGGTGATGGTGACCTGCAGGCCGGGCTTAGCCGCGGAGCCCTTAGGCGAAATGTCCGTGATGGTCGGCTTGGCAGTAGACTTGCCAGTCGCCTGACGCGGCTCGATGAAAGCAACCTTCTTCGTGCCGTCGGTCGGCGCGAGCAGAGTCAGCTTCATCTCAACGTGAGTGAACTCATCGTCTTCCAGAGCCGGCAGGTTACCCGAAACGGTCGCACGCTTGTAAACGTAACCGGAAACCTGGCCAGTGTCCTCGACGACGACGAGGAACGCGAACTCGGCGGTGGCGTCGAGGTCGAGGTCCCAAACTCCATTGGCCGCATCGTAGGTCGAGCCAGGGAAAGCGACCTTGAAAGTGTCCTCGCCCAAGTTCAGAGCATTAATCGTCACCGTGTTGGTAACGGCCTCACGGGTCGACTTGACGCCCTTGCGGTCCCACGTGTTCTTAGTGTCAGTGTCACCGCCGTCGGTGTCATACTCGATCATGTCCTTAGCGGACGTGTCGCCGAGCCAGGTCCAGCCCTGCCCCTCGAGGGTCGTGCCGTCACCGAAAGTGAACGTGCTCAGGTCGGGGATAGCAGCACCCGGCTTAGCGTAGTAAACGTGGCCGGTCCCCGCAATCTCCAGGGCCACTTTGGCTGTTGAAGCCATGCTCAGAGTCCTCTCTGTCGTGCGACCATAGTCGCGCTCATCGTGTACATGTACACATCGGCCGTGTCCGATCCCTGATAGGGGACGGGCTCAGCCGTGACCGTGATCTGCGATATGCCACCCTGGGCCGTCCGACTGCCGGTGCGACTCCAGTCTACAAGAGCATCACACAAATTGTTCGCCAACGTCTCCGCAGTCACCGGATCACGATCGGCAACTATCCAGTTTCCCCGGATAGTTGAAGCCGCTCCGTAAACGCCCATGTCCGTGGCCTGCGACGAGCCGGCCAACACGACGACAAGCGGAAACCTTGTGTCATCGTCGACATCAAATCTGGAGTCAACTGTGACCCTGGACTCCGGCACGGTGTGCCCGAACGCCGCGAGAGCCTCCCGCGTCGTCTCCGCGAGGAACGACTGCGTCCGGATTCGCTCAAACCTAGCCATCAAACACCCCCATGAGCCCTGACAACCGACGAGAACACGTGGATACCCTTCACCAAAGTGTGGCCTTGACGGTGGCCCAGCTCAGCATGCGCACGGCCCGGAGGGGTCGGATCCATGTAGACGAAATCGTCGACGCTGCCGTGAGACATGTGGATCGAGGCCATCATCGCACCTGTCTTCACGTGCGGAGCAGCCGCAGCCCTCACCTCAGCGAGGATCGCATTCGACCTCGCCGAGAAGCCAGGCTGATCAGACGCCTCATGCGCGATGGCAGAGCGGATACCCCGATCCCAGTTAACCTCGAGGATATTGGAGCGAGTCACCTAGCCTTCACCCCACGCGCCTTGCCGTAGACCGTGAAGTGCGCCGTGTTCGGCGAGGTGCCGAACTCCAGCGCCTCACCACGCTGATCAAACGTAATGCCCTTCAGCGGGCCCTCCTGGACGACGAAGGTGGAGTGCGGGCCACCAGGCCACTTCCCTGCGCCCAGGACCTGGACAGCGAGCTCGGCCTGCAAGCCGGCCGGCGCCAACGTCTGCTCCGTCCCCCGATCCGACGAACGAGGCTGGACGCTCACCCTCGAAACCGTAGCCTTGTGATCCTCGACGAAACGGCGGCCGGCCGGCGTGTCCTCCGCCTTCATCACCGACACCACCACGGTGTGCGGCCCGCGGTCCAGCAGCCTAGTCACAGCTCATCCTCGTCGATCACATACGAGCCGAGCCAGTCACCGCACGCCGCATCCGGAGGCCCCGCATGCTTGTAAGTGGACAGAATCTGACCATCCTTCCACATGCCGACCTTGTTCGCGGCATACCCTCCCATCACCTGATCGGCACGGCCGTAGCCGCCGCCAGTGATGGACCGCAGAAGCGACCACTCACGCGGGGAGACTTCGAGGAGGCCGGAGGCCACGGCCGAGTTCACAGCGTAGGTGTAGTCGCCTTCAGTCTCGGACTGGTACAGGCCGCCACCCGGCGCACGCAGCACCCGGGCCACGCACTCAGCCTCGACACGCACGATGACGTTGTACGCGTACTCGTTCGTCTCCGCGGCCTTCATCGCCCCAGGAGACTGCAGCATGATCGCCGAGTTAATGAACTGCAGCATCGCCTCGACGTAGGGATCCTCCTCAGCGGTGAGCTCACGCATCAACGCCGTAGCTACATCAGTTTTCGTGGCCAACGCCATAAGGAGGACCCTTCCGTCGCATCTACCCTACATTATATACGGCGGGCCCGTCAACGAGGGGGCACGCCTTGTGAGCGCTCACATCCCGTTGACGGGCCCGGAGGAGCCAGGGACCCGACTCGATGGGCTTATCTCAGCCCTTAGCCTTCAGCTGGACGAACGCCTTGACATCGCGAATGCCCCAACCGATAACCGCCTCGGCCTTGACAGCTTTCAGGCCACGACCGAACAGGTCGATACCGGCCGCGTACTCACTGGCGCGAGTAATCGTGACGTTCTCCTCGAAGCCGAGGCGAAGGTTCTCAGCGAAATCACCGCCGATACCGAGAACGGTAGCGTCCTTAGCCTTGCCGTCGCCATTGATGTGCTTCGAGAAGACAGCGGGGACGCCGAGAACGGTGGCCCAGTTGTCACGAAGGTTCGTGCTCTGCTGATACAGCGGACGACCGGTGGTGTCAGCCGCCTTCACCAGGTTACCCCGGAGCTTCGGGGAGAGGACGAACGAGGTGAAGTCGTAGTCCTCGTCGTCGTTCAGAACGACCTTGTCATAAGCGTCAGACAGGTCGCTCGTGAGCTGGCCGGCCTTCGTCGAAGCAAGGTCGAGAGTCTGAGTCTGAGCAGCAGTAAGCGCCTCAACGCCGGAGATCGCAGAGCCGGTGACCGGGTCCTTGCCGAGGAAAACACCGCAGTCAATGGCGCGAGCGATGGCATCGGCCAGCTCACGCTGAATTCGCGCGTACTCAGCGAGGGGGTTAGCCCGAGCGGTCTCATCCGAGTAGACGATGATCGTCGCAACCTTGTGAGGCTTGATGATCTTGGTCTTCGAGGTCAGAGTCGACTCAGGAGCGACCTGGCCCTCGTCAATGTATCCCGCGGTAGCGCGACCGACGGGAATCGGAACGGCAACGCCACGCAGGGTCAGCGGAACACTGCCACCGACAGTCTGAGCAACGCTGTTCTTGAAAACACGCTGCCACAGGTCCGGGAGGACGTCCTTCGGGAACGCCTCGGGGTTGTTAGCATCGGCCGCAAGAATCTTCGAGATAGTCTCGATCTTGGCCTCATCTGCCATGTGTACTCCTCAGTACCGATCAGAAGCCGAAGAATTGGGTGGCCGCCGACAAGGCGCTATCGACCTCGTCGGAAGCCGCATCCACGGCCGGGTCCCGCTGCACGCCCCCAGCGGGTTTAGGGGAGTCTTCACCGCGCAGCTCCTGCAACATCTTGATCTGGTCGGCCCACGAGTCGGAGCCGCCTGACAGGAAACTAGCGTACTTCTCGTCCAGCCCGGCGTCCGCCAGGGCCTTGTTCTTCGAGGTTGTGTCCGTCAGCTGCGCCAGGGAGGCCTCAGCAGCCTGAGCGCGCTTCTCAGCCTCCTGAAGCTTCAGCTCCATCGCCGCAACACGCTCGTCGACCTCAGTCGGGGCAGGAGCTTCGGCAGGGACGGCGGACTTCTCAGCCGGCGCCTCAGGAGCAGCAACAGAGCTCTCCTCAGCCGGCGCCTCCTGAGCACCCTCCGTAGCAGCCGTAGCAACATCAGCCGACTCGGCCGCAGCCGCAGTCAGCTCAGCAGTGAGCGTATCAGTAGTGGCCTCGCTCATGCCCTCCCCCTCAATCGTCGATCGAACTGTGACACGGCTCCCGAGCCGGACACATCATCCTCACGCATCATTGTATTCCATTGCCTACGATACTCCTCCGCCGCAGCCTTCCCCTCCCACTCACGAGAGGTGAACACCGGCACAACCGTGCAATGACAGTTCGATACAATGAGCCCGCCAGCGGAGTACCACCCTTCCGCTGTGGAAAGGTTATACACGTGCCCCGCAAATACACCGACGCTCTTCTCCACGACGCGATCCGTCTCCACGAGACCGGCCAGCCGCTTGTTCAAACGGCCACCCAGCTCGGAGTAAACGTCGATCATCTCAGCCGAGCCCTCAGGGCACGTGGGATCGAAACGGACCGACGAACAGGACGCCCCAGCCCGCTGCGGAAGCCCATGCCGGACGACGTCGTCCACAGGTACCTCAAGGGGGAGTCCGCCCTGGCGCTCGCCGCGGAATACCACGTCACCAGAGCCGTCGTCAACCGCTGGCTCGACTCCGAAGGCGTCGTGCGCCGAGGATGCTCCGAAGCCCAGAAGTTGCGGGTGGCACGCCTCTCTAGTGCTAAGAAACGGGACATGACTCGGGCCGCCAACGCTGGCGCGCGGGGCTGGACCCAGCCGGAGTACGTCAAAGAGAGGCGGGCCCTCAGCCGGCAGCGTCGAGCCGCAAACGGGACACTGGCCCCCTCCGTGCCCGAAGCCAGAATGAGCAGGTGGCTGGACGACCGGGGAGAGGCATGGGAACCCGAAATCGCCGTCGGCGTATACAACGTCGACTTCGCCCTCCGCGGGAACATCGCCGTGGAAATCCTCGGCGGAGGTTGGCATGGAGCGCCAAGCCACGCCCCTCGAGAGCTTCAACGTCGAAAATACATCCTGCACCGGGGCTGGTCGATCATCTACGTCTGGGCCCAATCCCGGATGCCGCTTAACGAGGTCGCCGCGGATCAGACTGTCACCCTCGCGAACGTCCTTCGCAGGCTTCCAGCCGGACGGCGTGAGTACAGGGTGCTTCGGGGTGATGGTCAGCTTCAGCCCGCGTTCGGTGACGAAACGGACGATCGTCCCCTCGTAGCGCCGCCGGTAGGCCGCTTCTACCATAGGACCCGACACTAGAGTGTCGCCGGTCACGCAATTCCAGTGGAACCGCTCAACGCCCATGCCAGCTGCCCGCTTCGACGAATAGACAGGGCCGCGGGACGCGAGCATAGCGCAGAAACCGCAAGGGCCGTTCTTCGATGGGTGGGTGACACGTGCCCAGCCGAATGGGCGGGCAATCACACGCCCCTGCAAATCCCGCCTCGAGCTCGGCACATCCCGCGTGGCATCGCCCATACCGCGATCCGGCATCACACCGCGATCGTCGAGGTCGCGAATAGCTCCACCGACGCGATCCGTGATGTCATCAAACGCATCCGCCCACGAACCGGCATGCCGCTTGTGCTTCGAGCGTTCCAGATCCTCGGCGGCGCCCGGGAAGTCCTTCAGATCATCGTCGTGCAGCCCGCCCTCGAGGGGAGGCACCCTGTAGGGCGCCAAGCGGGATGCGTCCGCCACCGTCTGACGGGCCGAGGCCCACACGTGCTGCTCCAACCGCCGCTCAGCGTCAGACCGCGAGCCGTTAGCCTCACGCAAGGCCGCCTCAACCGCATTCACCGTGTACCTGGGCTCCGGAGGAAGCCACGACTCGTCAGCACCATGGATGCGCGCCTGACCCCTGAGGTAGAGGCACGCCGCACCATACGCCGAGTGGCGGGCCTGGCGAACGGCATCGTACACATACCCCGAAGACATGCGCATACCCAGAGGGTCGCCCTCGGGCACGGAAGAGAAAATGTCAGCCAGCCGCAGATGGAACAGCCGGGTTACTTTCCGCATGATCCCCAGGAACGTCGAATCGATCACTTGGCAGCTTTCTTAGCGGGCTTCCTCTTGCTCGACGACGTCGGAGCACCCTGGGCCAGCGTCTGCACCGCCGGCAGAGCCTTCCTCGCAGCCGCAGCCACGCTATCGCCGGCCTGAGCGTCCACGCGACCCTGCGACTCCTCGCCGCCGCCGGGCTGGACGGGCTGAGTCGCATCCGTAGCGGCACTCTGGGCCGCCTGAGCAGCCTGAGCCAGTTCAGGGCTCGCCACCGCCGTCTCATCGATGCCGGGGATGCTCATCCCGGACATGACGTCGAGATCACGGGAGCGCTCAGCCTCACGACGCAGCTGCTCCGGCGTCAGCATCAGATACTCGCGGGCCGTGTCAGCGCTGATGACGCCCTGCGCCTGAGCCGTCAGAGCATTCGCCATCCTCGCGGACACCGAGGGGGCAGCCGGGTCGCGCCACGTCAGCTCGAGGCGCTCCAGTCCGTCAGCATCGCCACCTTCGAGTTGGATGATCAGACGGCCGAGCTTCTCCATCGTGTCGGAGAAGAGACGTTGCTTCGACTCGGCCCGGGCGATCAGCCTATCCTTCGCCACTCGCAGCGCTTCGGCCGACGTGGGGTTGGAGTCCGCCATCACGCCCATCATCGATGGCGGGATACCCGTCATCGCCGAGATCTGCAGCGCATACTGCCGGTAGACGTTAATAAAGTTATCCATGCCCGAGCCGGTCAGCTGAGTGACCTGAGTACCGGCTGGCACACCGAGCAGCGACCCCATGTACGCCTGCATCCGGTCCGCGAACTGGGACAGGAACTCCCCGGCGCCGTCCCCCACGAGGAAGCGGGTCGGCATCGCGAACAGCTCCTGAGCGATCTGCAAGTTCGTCAGCGTACGAGAAGCCGCATCAATGATCGGCGTCAGCTCCGCGAGATCGGACCGGCCGTAACGGTCCCGAAGGCGGGCCCTGTTGAACATCGGCAGGATCCGGGCCCCCTCAGGAGTAGGATTGCCGCCGGCACGGCGCCAGCCGACGTTCGTGTTCCTCAGGAACTGGACCCGCTCCGGCGTGTAGTACGTGGCGCCCTTCGACCCGTCGGGCAATTTGTATACGCAAATCCCCTCGATGAGGGAGCCCTTGTAGTCGAGCCGAGCCGCGGCGTGCTTGTGGTCCACGGCGCGCACCGAGGTGAACTCATGCTCTGCGTCAGGCGGAGCCACGAGCCAGAACGCCTGACCCGTCGCCAGGGCCTCAGTGACCGCGAGAGAGAACTGAGAATCAAGATCGTTGTACTGCCACACAGTCTGCAGCAGGTCCAGCGGACCGTCCTCCTCGGCGCCATCGTCCTCGGAATCCCCGATGATGTACCCCGAGGGGACCAGCACCTCGGTCAGGACGTCGATCGCCAACTTCGCGAACGGAGCCTGAATCTCGAGAATGTTCATCTGCGGCGGGATCGACACGCCCAGGGCCGACAGACGGCTCCGCTGCTCGTAGTAGGCCTCATATTGCTTCGGCACGAGCGCACGCGACTGCCACCGCTCGTACATCTTCTCGAAGCTCACAGATAGACCCCCCACGTGCCAGTGCCGGCCTGGGCCTTGGCCCACGCATCACTTTTCTTCACTACACGATACAGCATCCGCGCACCAATCATGCACACGGCGAGGTCGATTTTCCTCGGCGACTTCGGCGACTCCTTACGCACCGACCACAGGCCCCGATACTCGTGAACCCTGCAGTTCGACACGTGCTCGCCCAGCGCCGCGGACCCGTCGTGGGTGAATTGGTGCTCCAAGATCTCTGCGAGGGCCGTCTCCGTCGCCTCCGCGAAGAGCCAGGCGTGCGTCCTCATGTCCCAGGCGATCGGCGTGGCGTTCGGCCCGTGGCCCGGGACCGCGGGGCAGATCAGATCCTCCCCGAGGTCCTCCGGCCACGTCGTTTTGACGAACGATTCCCATTCTCTAACATCGGCCCAAAATGCGACGACGTTGTAATCGCGGAAAGCTCGGCGCACGCCGGCGTCGACCGCATTCACGTCGACTTCGTGGGTCGTCTTTCGCGGGATCCAATGCCCGATCTTGAAGATATGGCCGTCCTCCATGCAACATCCGACGAGGGCCGTGTGGTCATTCGACTTGGACCCGTCGAAGAACATGACGATGTCCTCGCCCTTCTTGACCTTGCGGTCCAGATCACGATTAGCAACCCAATCCTCGAGAGGGCACCACGAGTTCTCCGCCGCCGTCGGAGCATTCAAAAAGAATCGCTTGGCATCCGAAATACTGAAATCGGGAGACCAGATCTGCTCTTTAATGGCCCGCAGATTCACCCACGGGCAATCCTGATACACAAAAACAAGGGCGTCTGTCAGCGGAACGTCGCCCTCGGTCTCGATCATGTCGTTCAGCGCTGTCTTCGGCGGAGCGATACGCGCATCGTAGAGGATCTTCG